TACAGGCTGAGATGCATGAGAGTTTGAAGCGTTGGAATGTGCTTGTGATGCACAGGCGTTTCGGTAAGACGGTCTGGGCTGTAAATCATTTAATCAGACATTGTTTGACTTGCGAGTTACCAAGGCCGAGAGTTGCTTTTGTAGCCCCTACCTTTACACAGGCTAAGAGAATAGCTTGGGATTATGTAAAGTATTACGCCAGTGTAATACCAGGTGTTACTTTCAATGAGACAGAACTGCGTGTGGACTTTCCGAATGGGGGGCGGTTGATGCTGTTGTCGGCTGAGAATCCTGACAGCTTGCGTGGTATTTATCTAGACCTGTGTGTATTTGATGAGTTTGGGATGCAGAACCCTAGAGTATGGGGGGAGGTTGTAAGACCAGCCCTGTCAGATAGAGAGGGTGCGGCTGTATTTTTAGGAACGCCGGCAGGACATAATCATTTTTATGATTTGCTGGAGACTGCCAAGACTGAAACACAGAATGGCTCTGACCAGTGGTACTGGAAGATAGTCAAGGCATCTGAAAGCAATCTTGTCAAAGAAGAAGAGTTAGAAGCTGCCAGCAATCAAATGACGCTGGAGCAGTATGAGCAAGAGTATGAATGTTCGTTTACAGCGGCTATCATAGGTGCATACTATGGACGGTTGCTGACAGAGGCAGAAGATAACGGCAGAGTAACAAGAGTGCCGTATGATCCTGCATACCCTGTACATACCGCATGGGATTTGGGTATAAATGATAGTACAGCTATTTGGTTTGCACAGATATTTAGAAGTGGAGCAGTAAATGTCATTGATTATTACGAAAGCTCTGGAGTGGGCCTCGAACACTACGCAGAGATTTTGCGGCAAAAAGACTACCACTGGGGAGACCATCTCGCCCCCCACGACATTGAAGTCAGGGAACTCGGCACGGGCAAAAGCCGCCTCGAAACGGCGTTCAGCCTCGGCATCAGGTTCAAAGTCATCCCGAAAATGAAAGTTGCTGATGGTATCAATGCAGCACGTTTATTGATACCCAAGTGTCATTTTGACCGTGACAGATGCGCTGAAGGCGTAGAAATGCTCAAGCAATACAGGCAAGAGTGGGATGAACGTAAAAAAATATTTAGGGATCATCCAAGGCATGATTTCACAAGCCATGCTGCGGATGCGTTTAGGTATCTGGCTGTTGGGTTGGAGAATAGACAAAGTTATACTAAGCCCCCTCAACAAGTCGCAGTTAATGAGTACAATCCGTTTACTTTGTAAAAAGTTGAAAAGATGATAGTATGGCATCAAACAAGGAGATACAGCCATGTCATTCCTAAGACCCAAGACAGTCACACCGCCACCACCACCGCCACCGCCCCCACCACCTATGGAAATGGGTGCAGAGGACACAGTTCGTGCAGAGGCTATGGCTGATGAGGCAGTAAGAACACAACGCAGAAGAAGAGGCCGTAGATCAACTATCGTTGCTGGCGGCTTGGTAGAAGGTGAAGGATCTCCTTCATACGGTGGCACTCCAACCATACTGGGATAGGTTATGGACAAAAATTTTACCAAGGCTCTTGTTAGCAGATACGAACACGTAAAAACGCAAAGAGACAACTGGAACAGCCACTATCAAGAGTTGGCTGACTATATGCTTCCCCGAAAAGCTGACGTTGTTAAAAGTCGTTCCAAGGGCGATAAGCGCATGGAACTTATCTTTGACAGCACAGCTTTACAAGCCGTAGACCTGTTGTCATCTAGCTTGCACGGTATGTTGACCAGTGGGGCTATGCCTTGGTTTCACCTTGACCTCAAAGAAGAAAACTTAGGCAGGGATGATGATGTAAAAGAGTGGCTGCAAGATACCAGTATGCGTATGATGAGGGCCTTCAATCAGTCAAACTTTGGTACTGAAGTGCATGAGATGTATGTTGACCTTGTTGTGTTTGGCACAGGTTGTATGTTTGTTGAAATGGAAGAAGATGCTTTGCGTTTTAGCACCAGACATATCTCAGAGTTTTATGTACAGGAAAATCAGTTTGGCATAGTTGATACAGTATTCAGATCATACAAAAGCCCAGCACGACAAGTTGTGCAAAGGTTTGGGCAAGAGAATGTAACTGAATACATTATGAAGAAGTTTCAAGACAAACCAGATGAAGACATTGAGTTACTTCATATTGTTATGCCTAGAGAGGACAGAGATTCAGAAAAGATAGACAATAAGAACATGCCTTTCGCATCTATTTATATAGATATGGAATCATCTTCTATGTTGTCAGAGAGTGGCTTCCAAGAGTTCCCTTACATTGTCCCACGGTTTCTAAAGGCAACAGGTGAGATAATGGGGCGTTCCCCTGCTATGGTGGCGTTGCCTGACGTAAAGATGTTAAATCTTATGTCTAAGACCATCATACAAGCTGCTCAGAAACAAATAGATCCCCCTCTACTTGTGCCTGATGACGGATTCCTCCTCCCGATCCGAACACAGCCAGGGGGATTGAACTTCTTTAGAAGTGGTACAAGAGATACCATCACACCGCTGAACACAGGCGCAAACATCCCTATCGGTTTGAATATGGAGCAACAGCGCAGAGAAGCAATCAGGTCAGCATTTTATGTAGACCAGCTTCTTACCGGTGGTGGGCCAAACATGACTGCCACAGAAGTAGTGCAGCGTCAGCAAGAACAAATGAGAGTGATAGGCCCAGCCTTAGACCGCCTCAAGAATGAAATGCTACGTCCACTTATAGACCGTGTGTTTTCGCTCATGCTAAGGGCAGATATGTTGCAACAAGCACCAGAGATATTACAGGGGCGTGATGTAGATATAGAATATGTATCCCCACTGGCTCGCGCACAGAAGTCCAGCGGTCTGAACAGTACAATGAAGGCATTGGAAATACTTATGCCACTGGCGCAAGCACTTCCTGTTGGCGATCACATAGACCCAGACGGATTAGTAAGGCACGTTACAGAAGCCCTTGGCGTTCCAAAAACAACACTAAGGTCAGAGGCAGAAATACAACAGACAAGACAGGCAAGGGCAGAAGAGCAAGCAAGACAGGCAGAGGTCATGCAAGATTCTGAAGATGTGCAGAATATAGCACAGCTTGCACAGGCCAGCAGAATGATAAGCAAGTGAACCAACAGATAGACAAACTAAAAGACCTTTATAAACAAACATTTAATACAGATAGCGGAAGTAAAGTCTTAGCTGATCTGGAGGCTAGGTGTAATTTTAGAACGCCTAGTTATGTTGCTGGCGATGCCAACGCAACAGCTTATGAAGAGGGCAAAAGAGCAGTCATTCTTCACGTTTACAACATGATGAGAGAGGAGCAATAATGTCATTAGAAAACACCGAACAGGTAGCCCAGCCAGAGGCAACCCCTGCACCAGCGGTAGAAACGCCAGCAGAGGTAGCGTCAGGGGGGTCTGGTAACGAGTTTTTGAATATGATACCAGAGGACTTGCGAGAGCATCCAAGTCTTTCACCTATAAAAGATGTACCAAACTTAGCAAGGTCATACGTCAATCAGTCTAAGTTGCTAGGCGCAGACAAGCTGCCACTGCCAGCTAATCCTACAGACGAAGATTTAGACAGGATTGCTGACAGGCTTGGCAGACCAGAGGCGGCAACAGGATACGAAATAGCTGTAGATGGTCAGATAGTTACAGAAGATGTAGCAAAAGAGTTTTCAGAAATAGCTCACAAAAATCGCCTGACTCCATCTGCCGCTACTGCAATCCTTGAATATTACAAGGGTGCGGTTGAGAAATCTGTGAAAGCAGATGCAGATGCAAAGCATCAGGCGCAAATAGATTCTGTTGCAGCACTAAAAGCTGAATGGGGTTCTGCTTATGATCAGAATGTGGAGAGAGCAAAAGCTGTAGCTAAAGAGTTTTCTGACGTTGAATCTATTACAAATATTGTTTTGGCAGATGGCACAAATTTAGGAGATCATCCAGAGTTTATTAAGACATTTGCAAAGTTTGCAGAGTTCAAACAATCTGTGACAAGTGAAGACACAGTTAAAGAAAGCTCACAGGTAAATCACATGACAAAGCAAACAGCACAAGCTGAAGTAGATGCAATCATGCGAGGCCCAGATTATACCAGCAGAGATGCTATTGCCAGAGACAGGGCGGTCAATCGGGTGCAAGAGTTGATGGAAATCATACATGGATGAAGGTTTGACAAAAAAAGAAATTAGGTTGGAGTGTTTAAGACTTGCTGTTGAAAATGGCAAAAGTCGTGATATACTTCAACCACACCTACTTGCAGACTTGTACTACGAGTGGGTAATGCAGGGCAGCGAGGAAACTCGTCCTGATGACAATCGGAAAGACGAAGGCCACAAGAAGGCCAAAAATTCTAGGAGTGTCCGAGCTATCGGGTAGCAATCTGCAAAATCAAATGTAACTTGGTAAAAGGAGACAGAGATGTCTATCGAAGTAACCACGGCATTTGTCCAGCAATATTCTGCAAACGTGCAGATGCTATCACAGCAAAAAGGTTCTCTTTTGCGTGATGCTGTGCGTGTAGAAAGTATGCAGGGCAAAAATGCTTTCTTTGATCAGGTGGGCAAGGCAACAGCGCAGAAGCGTACAACGAGACATGCCGACACTCCCCAGATCGACACACCCCATGCAAGGCGTCGTGTGACCCTTGTGGACTACGAATATGCTGATCTGATTGATGAGCAGGATAAAGTTCGTATGTTGATTGACCCGACATCCGCTTATGCACAGGCCGCTGCTTTTGCATTAGGTAGAGCGATGGACGATGAAATCATCTCAGCAGCTTTAGGCACAGCATTTACTGGTGAGACAGGCAGCACATCAACTGCGCTTCCTGCTGGTCAGCAAATAGCTAATGGTGGTACTGACTTGACTGTTGCAAAACTAAGGACTGCAAAGAAGACCTTAGACCTTGCGTCAGTTGATCCATCAATACCACGGTATATCGCTGTTGGCCCAGATCAGATTGAAGCACTGTTAGGTGATACAAACGTCACAAGCAGCGACTTCAACACGGTCAAAGCGTTAGTCCAAGGTGAGGTAAACCAGTTCATGGGCTTTACCTTCATCGTATCAAATCGTTTGTCAAAAGCTGGCAACATCCGTTCATGCTTTGCATGGGCAGAGGATGGTCTTGCTCTGGCGATTGGTAAAGATGTAATGGCAAGA